ACTGATACTGAACTTAACGCTGTAGGTGCTGTTTTTGCTCCATCGTCTATCGGACACGCAATCCGTGGTGGTGTTAATATGGAAAGTCAGCGTCAAGCGGCTGCTCGTTCTACAGACATCATAATGAGTGCTGTTACTGGTCAAGCAATTCTCCAGAACGCACATGGTGTAAAAATTGTAGGTTCAGACAGCGACTAATAGGGAGATAAGTTATGGCTTTTATAGTGGATAGTGGAAGCACAATCAGTTTTGCTGAATACGATGATGTTTATTCTACGGATGAGCGTCTATTTGAAACGAATGAAAGTCTAACTGATGATAAGGTAGAAGAATACTTAATAAAAGCAACAACAAGAATCCTAAACAGATTCCGTTCAAGCGAGTGGTGGAGAGCATATTATATTAAGAACTCAAGCTCATTTACTTGGACAAGTGTTGCTGACATTCCAGAACTGGATGCTGACAGAATCATTGACAGACAAAGTGACTTTACGGACTTATGTGTTTATACTGCTCTAGCAGATTACATATATCCAACAGTTGCTGACTTTGGCTCTGATGATGATCCAGAAAGGAATAAAATGGGTTATTACCAAAATAGAGCAGAAGCTTTATTTGGTGAACTTATTACTGCTGGTGACTGGTATGATTTTGACGACGATGGCAGTATTGCTAGTTCAGAAAAATCACCAGGTGCTTACAATCTAAAGAGAGTTAGATAATGAGAGACAAACTACTAACATTCGTTAAAGGACTAAGTTTAGGAACTATTGCTGTTTCAAATGACCTACCTTTTGAAGACGGTGGAATTGCTCTTTATATTAAGAATGCAAAAAGAATCTATGTGGATCGTCCACAAAAGACTACTGATGCATTCATACAAACTTTAGATAGCACAACCATTAATAATGAGACTACTACCATATCAATTTATTTCTCGATAGACGCAAAACAAACATTAGCCAATTATGATACTATTGTTGATACTTTAAAAACTGCTAAGGACATTACTACTATTACGGGCATTAACCGTAGAGAAGTTGATGTTTCTAGTGAGTATGAAGGCGATATGATGGTAACACAGATTGACTATAGATATAGCAAAATATTAACGTAAGGAGCAAAATATGGCTACATATATCGTAAGTCCAGGTGGAGCAAGCGGAGCGGCAACTAGTCCTCCAGTGCTAACTCTATCTGTATCAGCGGCAGCGGGTGATTTAGTTATCCCAATGCTACAAGATGTAACTATTAATAACGCAAATGATGTATTTACTTGGACACAGTTGAACGAATCTGCTAAACTACAGGTTGCAACAACTGCTACAAACAGTATTTCATCTAACATCGTTGTTGATGGCACATTATTCTTTGGAGATAGCGTATCAACTACTGATTCTGCAGAATACAAAGGATTGATTGGTTTATCTACTGACAAGGCCGAGTGTGATTTTGAAATCAACTTAGGTGATAAGAGCTTTAGTGGTGTAGGATACATCACTGGCTTGGCACCAACCGTGTCTGCGGACAGCCCAGTTTGGGTTACTCCAATCACTATTACAGTAAGCGGCGAATACACCGTTGCTTAATAGGTAAAGTGCAAGATACAGGGCTAGTCCCTGTATCTTTTTAATAAAAGAATGCAGAGCTCTTTTGAACTGTGTATTCTTTTATTAACTAAATACAATACAAGGATAGATTTATGGATGTAATAGATTCAAAGACAAATAAAGAAATTGCTGAGAGTATCTTAGCAGAATCAGCAAAAGCAAAGAACGAAGTTCAATGTGCTAGAAACGATTTACAAAAAGCACACAACAGATTGAACTTCTTAATTGTATTAGCAAACAAATTGATTAACAGAGGAGAATGATATATGGAACTTGCTAAACTAGTCGCAAAACCCCAATTAACTAAACTAACAATAGATGATGAAGATGTCGTCAAACAATTCGGCGAGGCTCTAGAGTTTTGGGTTTATGATAGACAAGATATGGACACATTTATGAAACTAGCAACATTGGACCAAAATAACTTTGGCGAAATTGCTGGGGTCATCAGGGATATGGTGTTGGATGATAAAGGAGCACCAATCCTAAAGAAAGACGCTACACTTCCAATGGGTGTTATGCTTAAAGTTATTGAAAAGGTTGTTTCTAACTTGGGAAACTCAGTCAGCCAAACTATGGAAGCCTAACAGCAGAGGCTAATGCTTGGCTTACCATTGACTTTGTAGCAAAGAGATATGGAAAACTTCCAAGCGAACTATTAACTGTTGGGAGTAGCGTAGACATATTCGTCAGTGAGTTTGCTGTAGGATATGAAACCTATTTAAGGGAGCAACAAGAAAAAGGGCATACGGTTACTCCACATCATAGCCAGGCTGACTTAGAAAACTTGTTGAATACGGTGAGGACAAATGACAGTAAAGGTAATAAAAAATAAGATTACTAAAAAAGTTGGGCAACTTGAGGAACGCTTTAAAACCTTACCTCAAAAAGCCTATGCGTTTTGGCGTAAAACAACACCTATTAAGACTGGTAATGCTAGACGCAAAACCAAACTAGATAAAGATGTTATTCGTGCTCGTTATCCATATGCTGAACGATTAAACGATGGTTGGAGTAAGCAAGCCCCTAGAGGTATGTATCTCCCAACTGTTGAATACATCAAAAAGATAACCAACAAGTTTGTAAGGAAGAAGTAATATGGCTGATTTAGAATATAGTGTTGGAGTCAAAACAACCGAAGCACAAAACGGTTTAAAGAAACTACAATCAACAGTTAATAATACAACTAGTGTCTTTGGAAAACTTAAAGGAGCCATTGCTGGTATTGCTATTGGTGCTATTGTAAAAGATACACTTAATATGGCAAACTCCATGCGAGACTTGTCGCAAGCAACTGGTATAGCCTTACAAAACATTACAGGCTTCTCGCAAGCAATGGCAGCAAATGGCTCTACTATTGATAGAGCTAGAGACGGTTTAACTGACTTTGTTAAGAACCTAGGTGAAGCGTCAAACGGTTCGTCAGAACTACAAAAGTCATTTGCTCGTGTTGGAGTAGATTTCAATGACTTAAGAAACTTATCCGAACAAGACATACTTCGTAAAACAATTCAAGGCTTGGCAAATACAAGTGATAGTGCTACGCGAAGCTCATCTGCTATGCGTATATTTGGCGAGAGTTTTAAAGGCGTAGATATAGTTGGATTAAACAGAGACTTAGACGATTTTATTGCTAAAAGCGGACAAACAGCAAGAGCAATAGATTCTGCTGGTAGAGCAAATCAAAACTTTAAAAATACATTTGTTAGTTTCCAAACAGCGTTATTATCTGCGTTAGAACCTTTATCCAACTTAGCCAATAAACTATTAGAAAATACTGAAACGGTTAGTCGTTATATTAAATTTATTATAGCATTAGGGCAAGCGTTTTTAGCGTTTAAAGCACTAAAAATATTCACTAACGGATTTATTAAATTAAATGAAGCATTGGTTAGAGGCACAAGTTATAGTGCCTCGCTTGGAAAAAGTATAAAATCGTCTTTAGGTGGCGCCGGCACTTCGCAGGCTATTAAAACTATTAAGAGAGAATTTAGCGAGTTTCCAAATATATTTAGAGGAGTAGCAGTAGAAACTGCTACATTAGGCGGCAAGTTTAAAAATGCCGCTAATAGTATTGGTGTTATTGGAGCAAGTTTTGGAAGACTTATTCCAGTTGTTGGACAAGTAGTCGCAGTATTATTCGCTGCTGGCTCCGCCGTAGAAGCCATTACTGGTAAAGATTTAAGTGGTTGGGCCAAAACATCGGCAATAGCACTTAAAAAACTATTTGCTGACACACAGGAAGAAATAACAAAACTTGACGCATTTGCTAAATCAGATATTGGTGTTTGGGATTTGCTATGGGCTAAGATTACTGGTAAGACATTCGACTTAACCACTGATGGCGAGCGTATGGAAGATTATTTCAAACGCTTGTATGCTCAACAAAAGAAAAATAAAGAACTAGCAGACGAAAATGAAAAATCTCTAAGACAAGTAGTTGATGCTCAGAAAAATGCGTTAGACAAACAACTACAAACATACAGAGATAAAAATGAAGCATCATTAGAAGCGTTAGATATTGAAATGCGTCTAATGGGTTTTCGAGATGAGGAAGTCGAATACCAGCGTAAAATTATTGACTTTACAAAACAATACAGAGACGAACTTAGTAATTTAGAAAATCAACTTGCTGAGCTTAACAAGAAACCTAAAGAAAATGCTCAGCAGATAGAAAACATTAAAAATTCTATTAAAGAAACAACGGCTGAATACCAAGCACAACTTCCATTTATTGAAGATGCGGCAAGACTTATTGCTGAAGAAGCCAAGGCAGCAAGATTAGCACAAGAAGCGGCTGATAAACTTGCTGAGTCAATGGAAAAAGTTAAGGAAGCGGCTAAATCAACTACAGCATTTATTAAAGAA